GTCTGGCGTTGCCGCCAGAACTGTCACCCGTGTTTTTCCATCGTGTCGAATGCCAACCACATAGCCGCAGGTCCAAGCCGCTTCAGGCCTGCCGTCCTTCTCGGCTGATGCCAAAACATAGTCGCCCAATTTCGTATCGTTCATCGTTGTCGTCCCTTTCGTTGTGTCAAAAAAACAAGCCCCGCACAGCCGCATAATGCAGCGTAAGGGATCAGCTTACCAGTCAGCACCTTGCCGACATTGCACGCTATCCTTGTGCTGTGTGCGGGGAGTTGTTGTGCCTTACCGTGTCATGCCCCGCTCTACCGCTGCCAGAATCGCCGCCTGCCGCGTTGGTCCGATCTTGTCCAGCCGATCCATTAGCGACTTCGGGATGCGTACCAAACAGGTCACCGCATCCGGCTTGTGCTTGCGAGGTCTTCCGACCTTTTGCGTTGTCACTGGAATCATTTTGTTCATCGAAATCATCCTGATTGTGTGTGTGTGAAAATTGCCCGTCAGTCTGTGCACATCGCCAGCCGCATTGCTTCACCCGCCGCGTGCACCAGAGCTTCCTGCCTTGTGTGGACCATAGTTATGCGGCCCCCTGCCGCAAAATTCACCGCCCATGATCCATTTTTTTTGTAAATCTCAACCCTATCTCCATCAGCCAGATCCGCAACGTACTTCGCCCCCTCAACCCTGAATTCCGTCGTGTGCGTAATCAACCCGGTTGCGGTGAGGATTGATGTCTTTACTTTTGTTGGTTGCATGTGTGTGCCCCCTGTGTGAAAGATTGAAAATGAACCCCTGCCGGTTGACGGGGGGAAGTGTTGTCGGCCTGCCAGACTAATCAAATCTCAACGGCGACCTCGCTCAACTTAAGCCCGTAGTCTGTGGCGAATTGCTGCATTGCTTCTTGTTCGTTCGGCCATTCGTCACGGCTAAACTCGCAGCCTTCAATTGCCGCCGACTTTGCTGGATTTGTACAGATAACGTAGTATGTGCCCATTGTGCGTTCCCCTTGTGTGTGAAAGATTGAGAATGAACCCCCGCCGATTGACGGGGGAAAGTGTGTCGAGCTGTCAGCCGTCAATCATTCGATAAATGACGAACTGAATAAACGTCGGATCATCCAGAATGATCCATTTTTTAGGCTTGTCGCTGAACCGGACAGCCATCCTGTCGTTGTCGAGTTTCTTGACTTCCAACGGCTTTACTTTTTTGTTGCTCATCGCCTCGCCCCCTGTGTGTGTGTTGTGTGCCAGACTCGTGTCTGATGGAAGAAGTATAATTTCATTATCGGAAATTGCAAGGGTGATCCTGAAGAATTTTAGAAAGAAAAATTCAGATTGATGAAAATGCAGTGTTTTCACTCGTTTTCCAGTTTCGTTCGAAACGCAATCAAATCGTCATACCGCCCCGCAATGCCCCTGAAGTCCTCAATAGTCCAGCCTTCAGCGCGGAACCACTCGACGGCCCGCTCATCCTGCAGATCCTCCACGACATACACACCACCCGGACGCAACGAAAACCACAACGCCCGCACGCCTGCAACCTGATCGGGCAGGGTGTGACTACCATCGTCGATAATCAGATCCACGGGGTGTTCTGCCCGCAGCCTCTCCCGTAACGGCTCGAAGTCTGGCGACGTCATCCGGACGCAATCCAGCCCCGCAGGCGGATTCCGATCGGCCCCAATGATTCGTCCGCCCGGCGCAACATCCTGCCACGCGCGAAGGCTCGCCCCGTTCAACACGCCGATTTCGACCACGGTTTTCGGAATCAGATCCTTCCAGAGTCGATCATAGAACGTGCCATATGTGTGGACTGTAACCTTATCCGAACCGTGCCGCCTCAGGGCTTCGCTGACCGGCCCTGATTGCTTTTGGATCTTGTGCGTCGTGTAATCGCCGGAAGCCTGTCCGGATGCCGCAATGGCCCGGTCGATCGCCCGCAGGTTGATCGGGATTCTGTTCGCGTCGATCCCGCCCCGACGAACTGTTCGATATCTTCGAAGAGTTGAACTCGCCGCGTCGCCATGCCGCACCCAGATCCAGCCGACGTCATTGGAGACCATCCTAAACGGCCATTGCTTGTGATAGAGCCAGTGCCCCATATCATGCGGACTTTTGTTGTCATCGGTGACGATTGACACAAACTGATTGCCCGGATGCGTCAGCAGGTGAGCGGTACTGCGCCACCATGTGTAACCGGTCGGCCAAATTAATGCGATTTCCCCGGACGAGGGGGCCGCCCCATAAACCCGCTCGCAAAAGTCAGCACTCAAAACGTCATCGTCGTCAATTCGTGACACGACTTTCCGGCCTGCCGGCAGTGCGTAGTCCGCCCCGTACAGTTGCCAAGTGTCATGCCAGACCGGGACCACCTCGCAGCCCGTTTGTTCGTAAAGAAACAGCCGCGTTTGTGCGTACGGATCTTTGGGCGATTGTGCCAAATGGATGATCGGCTTCTGCGTCTGATATCGCAGTGCGGGGAAACTTGTGTGCTCTGTGATTGCCAATCGCCGACGGCTCAAATCCGGATCGGTGAAAACGCTCTGAATCACAATGCAATGCGGTATCATTGTCTGGCCTTGTGCGTGCTGGGATGTCTTCGCTTGACTACTCGAGCGCCTGCCCGTGCGACTCGCTTGAATGCAGGCTGATAGCCTACCTCGATTATCTCTGACTGCGTAGGCTCTGGCAACAGGCTTTCGAGAAACGCCCTCATTGCTGGCGTCCAGCCGGTTGCAAGGTGATTCAGAACACTGGCCCGAGTTGTCACCTGCTGCAATTGTTCGACTGTCATCGGCTGCGTGATACGGGAGAAAAACGGGTGCACCGAATACGGTCGGCTTCGATACGTGTTCCCGTAAACGACCTCCCACAGCATACAATTTTGGTGCAGGTCGAAGTCTTCATAGACTTGCCGCAGCTTCGTTTTCTCCACGGTGTGTGGAAGGTGTGTCGCGTAGTCATGATTCGACCGCCCACGGTCGCGCAGTGCTCGCATGGTATTCGATTTCCTACGCTGCCAACTGTTCGACTGATCTTCACGCCACGGGTATGCTCTGGCCATTTCCAGATCGTCCCAGGTGACCGGCTTCAGCAGATAGATGTCGTCCATCATCCACACAAAATAGGGGTCGATTTCGGGGTGTGTGGCCATCGTCCACATTTTGGCCAGCATGTCCCGGAATCCGTGATTGCTCGTCATCGGGATGCGCTCTTGCGGTATCACGTGGCCCGTGTACCACGGCGGACGATCGCCCACGATTGTGCATTTGACCGGACCGCTGAAAAACGTCTCAACAGACCGAACTGAAAAACGGATCTCGTCGCCGTTGGCCCCGCCATGCCAGTACGGCCAAACAAACTGAGTGGTAGCCTCACGCCGTTTGACCGTGCCGCAGCCGCCACAGGATGCAGGGGCAGGGCGATAAGGCCGACTCGACACCTGTGCGGATAGTCGTTCTGTTTGTGCAAAAAAGTCCGGCTGTCGTGCATACGGGCAACGCTCGCACGTGCTTTCCGCAACGGTCCCAAGGTGCACCAGATCTTTTGTGTTCCAGCAGTCATACCGCTCGCCGCGTTGCTGGCCTCTGTAGACGCAAGGTTTCATGCTCCGGCCGCCAGCAGGGTGACTGACTGCGGAACGCCGCCAGATGTGTGCGGAACGTTGTAGCATGGCTCCCAAAATGGCCGCATCCATCCAGACGACCATTTGCGTTTCGTCTGCTGAATGTCCCAGTGATCGCCGATAAAATCACACTGGATGTTTGCCAGACAATTCACGCCGCTGACGACTGTGCGATTTCCTGCCCCGTACCAAATGTAAGTGCTCTGCGGGTCGAGTGGACGGCCCAGCGAATCCCTTTGACGGTAAAGAAACCGCAACCCGGTTGCAATATGCCACGGGCCGTAATTGTTGCCTTCTCCCTGCAACGCGAAGTTATGCGGGCAAATGTCTTCGCCGCCCGCCGGCAATGGTGACCAAACAATTGCGAAGGCTCTTGCGTGTGGTGTTGGCGCACACCGCTTGTTTGGCGGTTGCGTCTCGTCGTACATGACTGCCCGCTCGTCCGACTCCCAGAAACAGCAGTGCTGTAATTCAGGCAAGTCTGATGCCTGCCGCTTCAGTGTATACTGCTTCGGCAGTGAATAGAACTGACAGCATGGCCACGTTGTCACGACCCCAGCCGGATCGGTGTAACTTGACGCCCCGGTGTAGTCAATCTGCAACGTGAACTGTGTTGGTGCGACACTGTCCAGACAGCCAGCACATCCGGCAGACGGGACGATAACGCTTTCCTGCCCTGGAAAACTGGGGAAGGCACTTGGCGGAACGCTACTGAAATTCGAATACTCGCTTGCATCACCGCAATGACAACCGCAACCAAGTAGCATCTCATGGCCCTCCTATACTTTCCGACGGCGTTGGCCCGCCGCCGCCACCGCTGCCGATACTCATTGCCATTGACCCCGGCGCGCAGTTTGCCACGTACAACTGCCATTCGCCGTCTATCCATTCGGCCTTACCGTACGTGCCAGAGTCAACACTGATATCCTCACACCGATTGACAATCGTGATTTCGCGCGTCGTGATTTCCAGATCGCCGTTTGGTTTCTTCACTCTCACTCTGGCCTTCGCGAAGCTGGGGTCGGTGTCAGTGTCGACTGCTGCTAACAGGTCTTCCATGAGGATGACTTGCAGATTCAACGGCCTCGCAATCTGTGCCCCGTACAGCTTTCGGATAATCGAAAGCACCGAATCAGACAGGCTATTCAGTCCCGCTGCCGTCAGCCTCTGGCCCTTCTCGAATCGCTGCGGAGTCTTATCGCCGATTGTCATGCTGTCGCCGTCCAAATCGTGTTAAAATCGAACGTGGCAAATAACGGATCGCTCGAATCAGCCGCAACCGGCTTGTCATAGTCGGCAGTGTCGTCTCTGTATTGGTGATTCCATCCGTAGACTGTACTGCCTGTCGGAGCGTTCCCGCCTTTCGCTCCTGACGTCAGACTCTTCTGTGCCTTCTCGGTAAATCGCATTGACAGCTTTCGCGTTCCGACTTGGCCTGTCAGGCTGATTGTTGTCTGATCGGAGAGGCCTTCGAATAGTAGCGTCTCCGGAAGAAATATCTGCGGAGTTCCCGGCAATCGACAAGCCACGCTATTAACGCACCCTTTCGCGTTTGCCAGCGTCTGCCATGGAACTGACTGTAACTGATGCCATGCTATTTGATGCGTTGTGACAGCCTCCGGAACAATTGTATTGTTATCAGGTGGCAGAAGCGTCGAATCACTCAGCCACTTCATTCCACGCCCCGGAATCGACCGGAATTCAATGTTTGAATCCTGCGAATAATCCGCCCACGTTCCGGACGGGACAAGAGGATCATTTGCTTCCGAAATGTCCCGCTCAAGTGGACTGTAAGTGATTGTGATTTTCGCCAACGTGCCAGTGTGTGTCAGTTGCTGTGTGTTCGGATCGGTGACAGTGACGACGTCAGGGCAGTTCGTTACCCGGCCGATGTCAAACGTGTCTGCAATAACGCCCGGCCAATAACTGGAGTAGCTTGCCGGAAGTCCGAACGGCCCTGATTTGTAATGCTCTGAAATGAAGCTCCATCGGTCATCCCATGCCGTCAAAAATATCCGGGTGAACTGCAGTTCCCCGGACCTGTTGCCGCGTTCTATCGGGCTGTCTTCGTGTTCTGAAAATGCAGGATACGGCATCAGTTTACCCCAGTATCGGAATCATTGGCATACCGCCGGAAATAGCTCCCAGCATTTGCTGTGCAACGTCCAGTGACTTCTGTTGCAGGTCCTTCTGCTCTTTCGCAATCTTAATCGCTTCGGCAGATCCTGACAGCCGCTCCTGCAACTTCTGAAACATTGCAGACGCCGAACCTCGCTCAATCGTCTGAGCTTGCATTGCCGCTTGCCCGGCTGCCGCCGCTACCTGACCTCCAGCTGCGCCGCCCATGAAATCAACAGGGGCGAATCCTTCCCCCGGAGCTTTCTTTTCTTCCGGCTTCATTCGCTCAGCTTCTCGCTGTGCACGCACCAGAGCCAGTTCAGCGTTTGCCGCATCAATCACTGACGTTGTCGCTGCTGAATTTGTCGGAGCCGTGAACCCTTGGAATTCTTCGAAGGCTCGCATCGTCGGTTCTGGAATCGTCAGCACCTCATCAGACAGCCCCAACTGAAAGGCGATGTTCTCGCCCAACTGTCGCGACTTCTGGTCCATCTTCGCCCACATGTTTCCGGCTGCGGTTGCGATGTTGTCCATCGCGATTTTGCTGTTTGACGTAATCCACGAAAACGCCGCCTGTGCATACTGCGGGATTTCCTGGAACAATGCCGCCCAGACGTTGCCCATGTTTCCAGCAACTGACCCCATTACTACGCCGATGTCTTGGAAGGCGTCTCCGGTTGCGATGAACCACTCTTCCACTGACTGCAGAATTGACGCGAACGCACCGCCAACACCTTCGACGGCTTTGGTTGCATCAATCGTCCACGCCAAAAACCGATTCGCGTACGGCAACACCTGCGTTCCCAGTTCAATCGCCAGCATCTCAAGGCTGCTTTGCATCTTGGAAAACATGCCAGCGGCCGATTCTGCAACTTTGGCATTACGCCCAGCTAAACGACCGCTGCCAGTTGTTAGATCGCTTAACGCCTGTTTGACCATGGCCGCTGTAATCAGGCCTTTTTCCATGTCTTTCTTTAGGTCTATCATGTTGCGGCCTGTTGTTTCTGCAATAACAGACAGAGGCGAAAACGAGGCGTTTAGTAATTGCAGATTTTCCTGTCCTGTCAGCCTGCCAGCCTGTTCGACTTGCGATAAGGCATAGGCAAGTCTTTCCAATTTATCAACGGACCCTCCAGCTACTTCGGTCATCATGCCCATCATGGCAACAACCTGATCTCCCTCGACTCCTGCGTGCATCATCATCGAAGATATTTTTGCCAGATCCTGCTGCCCGAAAACCGTCTTCAGGTCGATTTCCCGCAACTGCCCCAGCATGGTGTTTGCTTTGTCGGCTGAACCCAGCAGCACCTCGAATTCCATGCTGGTCTGCTCGGCTGCTGACGCAAGGCTCACCACCTTTGTGGCCATCGCCGTTATCGCAACGCCAGCAAAGGCACCTTTCAGGCCTGTAAACGCAGATCCAATCGCAGCCAACGCACCGCCGGCTTTTTTTGCGGCAGCAGTCATGCCATCCATGGCCTTTGCAGCTTTTGCGGCTTCTGAAGTGACCTTGCCCATACCCTCAGGGCTGAAGACTACTTGTGCTTCCTGGACAACTACTGCCATTATTTCGCGTCCTGTTTATGCCAGATATCCTCAGGGCACCAACAACCAGAATACACCAGAGCCTGATACATTGTCAGCCGCCCGATTTCTTCAGACGTCCAGCCGTACTTTTCAGACAGTCCCCGAAAGATCGTTGCCCATGGAACCGTTCTCCGCGAAGGCAATGTCACTGTGTCGCTTCCGGGGACTCGGAGTTTCCCAGGATGTCTTTCTCTTCGACCGTGTGCATTGCCCGAACAATGCCCGCAATGTCACCATACCACGCAATGAAATTGCAGCCCAACTGGATACCTTTTTCGGCGGATAAATTCGGCGGGAACTCGTCTGCGTGGTGAACGCTGAGTGCTCGCCAGATCGACCATGCCAAACCCCGGAAGGACTTGTCAAACCGCTCTTCGTCGGCCATGGTTGCAATTAATGGACGTGCCGTGATGTCTGCAGCAATCTTGTAGGCTTCTGCCCTGACCGCTCTGTCTGCAATCAGATCCAGTCCCTGATATGGATTGCCCATTTTCAGCAGCATTGCTTCTTCTTTCGCCGCGTATCCCGCCAGCGTCTGAATCTGCAATTTGTAAACTCGATTGTCTTTTTCCAGCCGTGCGGTGCGTCCACCACACAAATTGAACAAACCATCCGCCATGATTTACCCCTCAATCAAACAACGTCCATTGCCGTGCCGCTCGAAGACGGTGCACCCTGCCCGTCAAACTTGTAATCAATCGCAATCGGATCGCCGGAATCTGCGTCGACCGTAATCGACCCGACTTCAGTGATCAAAATTGTTCCCGATATGTAATTGGTCGCATCAACCAAAAACTGCGCCGCCATTTCGTCGTCAACAACGAACGGCATAGCCTCGCCATCATGCAGCATGACGGTGACCGTTCCGCTCCACTCTTTCACGCCCTTGACAGATTTTCGCCAGCCGCCCGTACTGTTGCTGGCAAACTTCCCAGCGTTGCCCGTGATCGTCAATTCCCACTTGCCGGTGTGCACCTCAACTGTCGGAGTTGCCCCGGTTTTGAATGACATGTCCTTGCCGGAGAATACGTTACCTGCTGGCATTTCTTAATCCTTCAATTATGGTTTTGCAATACCCGAATAAACGATGCCCATCTTCAGATTACTGGTGGTGGTAGCCACTCCTAGAACTGTCACAAAGTCGCCGGTCGCCAGATCGGCGTACGGTGCAATCCCACCAGCGTTGACGCTGCAAACATAAACCTGCCCAATTGTAAATCCCGCGTTGAATGTCAGGTTCCCGCTGACAGCATACTGCAAAGGCTGACCGGCTGAAGCACCATGCAGGGCAATGCCAACGCTTTGACTCGATGCTAAAACGTCTGCGTCTGTTGGCTTCAGTTTCAGGCTGTCTGTTGCGTCCTGATAAACAGGCTGCCCGGCTGTCACAGTTGCACCTGCAATGCCCATGACAACGCTTGTCGATGCTGTTTTGAGAACGCTGGCCGCTGTCACCGAAACGTCTGCCATTTCACACTCCTACGTGATTCATTTCCAGGCTGATTTGAGTTGCCCAGACGCCCGTCTGGTCATCCTGATTTGATTCCACCGGCCCAACTGGCCTGCAGCCTGTGATATTCAATCCGGCTCCCTGATAGCTTTTGTCGGACCACGCAGTGATAACCTCTTGTGCCAGATCCTTTGATGCGTCATAACTGATCGAAAGGCAGGTCACTTTAACGGAGCTTCTCCAGCCTCGTGCTGAATTGGTTCGCCAGGCTGGTTCGGATGATATCGTCAGCACCACGCAATCATCGAAATAATCGTCTTCGTTTTCGTCGTCTGTCTGATCTTCGCGTTCCTGGATTACCTCAGTTGCGACCCGATACGAAGGCACGATAGCAGACAGGTTTGCTGTCGCTCCCCACCATTCGCTTAACGCCTGATCCAGTCCAGTTGCCGCCATTATGTGACCTTCGCTTTTCGCTTCGGTTTTGCTGTCGCCAGTTGCCTTAACTCAGTGCCGATAATCTTCCCGAGGATGTTCATGTTTCTGTCAATTGTCGGCTTCAAAAACGGCCGTTGTTTGTTGTCTGGCCTGAACTCCCAAAGTGCCATGTACGGGGCAATTTTCTTGTCAACGAAGACTCTGGATTTTATCTGTTTGCCTTGTCGAAACAACTCCGCTTTGATTGCTGACTGGCCCTTGCCAGTTCTGCGTCTTGGCGATTCTCCCGGCCTTGACGCCCCCGGATCTTCTGACGTCTCAACAGCAGAAGCACCAACGAGTGAAACATCACCTGTCAACTCTCTTCGCGTCCTCGCTCGTTCTGCGGCCTTCAGTGCCTTTCGCTGTATCCTTTGTCGCTCCAGTTTCTTTTTCTTGCGTGCCTGAATTGCCTTGCGTGCACCTCGCAGTGCTTTACTTGTGTTTCTCTTGCTGGCCTTCGTGAATCGCTTAACAGCCCTGACGGTCTTCTTCGTTCTTCTCGCCAGTGTTCGCCTGGCTTTGTTCGTGCTGACTCTTGTTTGCCGGATCGTTTTTCGTGTCGTCTTTGCGATTCGCCTTGCCGCTTTTCGTCGACCTGACGACAACTTCTTCGACGCTTTCCGCACGCTCTTAACGGCTTTCGCCCTGAGCTTTGAATATGCGGTTTTCTTGCGGCGTTTCATGCCTCGTCCGGCTCACTTCGCTGACGTCTTCGGCTCGGTTGTTTTCTTTTCACGTACTGCCGACCCACAGCCATTTTTGCCAACTCTTTGACCTTGAGCGCTGCCTGCGTTAATGCCTCAGCCGTGGCTTTGTCGATGCCGTCCAATAGCTCTTTCGTTCTGTCTTTTCGCTTAAGCTTAAACATCAGCACGCCTCAAAATCAGGTACGGCAAATCGACCCGATTCAGTGAAGTTTCCAGCCTGTCAATGTAGAAACTTTCGCCTGCCGTATTGGTGACAGTATCCGCTGAACCGATATCGGCAACTGACTCCAGCATCAGGTAAAACTCGCCTTCCATTTTACGACGCTTCCCGTCTTCCCTGACCACAATTTCGGCAGACGACTGAAACCATTTGCCACGAACGCCCAGCGTATGTTCAGGCGGTCCCGCGGTGGCTGCCCCCTTCTTTGATACCATCCAACGCCGTCGGCTGAATCTGACCATGTCATCCAGCTGCAGGTGGCAATATGACCGCTGCAAAGCGGTCTCTGCCGGATCGGTGTACATGACTCGCCACGTTGTCGTGGTGTTATTGCGTTTGACCTGAAACAGGTTGCCAGTTGCAACTGATGTCGTTGCAATTGGCGTCCAGATATGTGCACGCCGGATCGTCTGTCTGTCTGGCTGTTCAATCAGACGCACCACCCGATCCAGCGTAGCACCGGCGGAATTCGTCCAGCGTGCCCGTTCACCGAGTTCATCGGTGTTCAGGATTGCACAAACGTCTTCCGCCATCTGGTCTCTCAGGCTCATCGCGTTGCCTTCGCCTGCTGCTGAACTCGCGTCGCTGTGATGAAATCACGGCTTGCCAGATTCTGAATCATGTTGTCATCGACCTCGTTCACGGTCAATGTCACCTCACGTCCGTCAGACACTTCAAGAAAGCTGCCTGTTGAAAGACGGCTTCGAAAATGCCTCTTGTTTGTTTCTTTGTGTCGGCCTTCTGCCGCGCTGCCAAGTCCAATCGAATACGTTGTCATTTTTCAATTCCTTACCGCCTAAAAATTGCCCCGGCTGCATGGCGGACACAGCCGGAGCCAGGCCGAATCGTCATTCGGCCTGTTGCTCAATAACTCACGCCAATCAGGTTGTCAGTGTACAGAGAATCGACGTCCACCACGCGAAGTATCCGACGTTGTAGCGAGCCTCTGCCATGAACTTGACGTCCTTTGTCTCCAGATCGTCAATGCCCTTCATCATTCGCGTTAACGGTGCACGCCGCTGGAACACAAACGGCTTCACCGCTTCACCCGTCTTGAACAGGTACAACTTGACGTCGCTCGTCAGGTACGGGCTGGAAACAATCTGCGGACGATCAACGACAACGTTCGAGCTGTTGCTAATCAACTCGCTTTCCAGTGCGTCATACGCCAGATCTCGCAACGCAAGCGGGACCAGCAACGTCAGGTCATTTAGCCGTCCGACCGTTGGCCGGTTGTAGAGTTTGCCCTGATCGTTCTTGAACGCCAACATCGACCGAATCATCTTTCGAATTGCAGTCTTGACTTCTGCCACCGTTGGCGCGGAAGTGCTGGCGACCGTGCTCGTGATGTCGTTCGATTGGGTTCCGGAGTTGCCCCAAACGTGGTCAGTATCGTAGAAAAACTGGCCATCGAAGCAGGCTGTGCTTTCCCCCTGCTCAAGTACCGAAAACCACAACTCATCCGGGTGATGTGCAGCCTCGATTCCAAGCTGCTCAAGCACCGGCCCGTACTGCCCGAGATTGTCATCTGCCAAGTCTGTTTTTTTGATCAGCAGACTGTTTTCCCAGTGCTTATTCTCCAGCACAAAATTGGCCGCCCGCAACTCAGAGAACTGGCGTTCTCCAAGCCACTCACGCATCCCAGGCATGTTCCCAATCCACCCGTATTTTTCGCTGCTGCGAACGCTTGTAGCGTCGTAGCAAACTTGCGGGTAGAACGGAGTGGATGCCGCCACCCGATTGTCAAACTTCGCCGTCAGGTCTCTCAGCTTGATTTGTGCTGATGCAATATCCACAGCCATCGTTAGATCCTTTCAGTCAAAAACATCAGCCCAGAACGTCGATCATGACGTCCATCTGAGTTGCCGAAACGTAATTCACTGCCCGGCCAATCCGGGAAGCACTCGTCGATGTTGCAGTGATCGTAAAATTGTCAGTTGCATAAATCAGGTCACCGGCAATTGCCTGCGTGAAACTTGACCCAGTCAACCGGAACACGCCCTCACTGTACAACTCACAAACCTTGTCACCAGCCGACCCTCCGGAGTTGTCACATTGCTGGTAGACGACTCCCGCAAAGGCATTCGCCCCGGCGTTGTCGTCGTTTGTAATAAACCCCGTCGAAGCATCCCAGAACGCCAGTGTGTTCTGATAAAGATTGACCGCAGCCGCCTTACACGCAATGATGTCGCCTGCGTCCTGCATCAACACAACTTGATTCGCTGTTACTGCCATGGTCCAACTCTCCTCACTTCTGCAAAGGCTCAAGGCCATCATCAATCCGACGGCTTCGAATGTACTGCTCTTCTGACACGCTCAGAAGACTCCTGTGCTGATTGAATTCCGCTTTGTATTTCGCATTCGGATCGGCTGGTGGTTCTGGTGCAGAATCCAGAACGCTTCCGCGCTTGCCCATCAGATCCTTCAGTGCCGCCTGAGTCTCTGCAACGCTGAAACCCGAATCGACAAAAGCGTTAAATTTCTCCCCCGCTCCAGCCAGGTCGCATAGTGCCCTGATCTTCTTGCAGCGGTCACGCTCAATTGCCGCCAGATCGGCTGTAGGTGTTGCGACAATCACCGGCTCAACCACAGCACTCAAATCAGCCACCGGCGTTTCTGGGACCTCGCTCGGTTGTTCAGTTTCTCCAGGCATGGCCTGTCCTTTACTCGAAAAATATCGGTCCAGAAACGCTGAGATACGACCTCGGACCACATCAGGTTCCGCATCTCCAAAATATGAACTCAGCAAGGCTGTTGCCTGTGCTGGCAGGTCTCGCAAATCTGCATTTAACGAAAAAAATCCGCCCCGTGTTGCTGCTGGTTCGTCGACAACGTCACCGGCCTTGATTGCAGCAAACCGCATTGGCCACATCGACCGCTCTTCTGTCGACTTTCCAGAATTTAACTTCTCGAATTGTGCCAAGTCGCCACGGTCCAACTTTGTCGCCAGGCTCACGCCAAATGATTCAGGATCGCTTTCAGCCAGATCCATCACATAGTTACCCAAGTCTCCTTGGGGACTCGTAAACGCAGCGTCTGCAATGTGTAGGTCGCCCCGAAGCGTATCGCCTTCGATTCGAACGTTCTGCCATCGACCCAAATAACTGCCCATGCCATCGGCTGACATATTCGGGTGAGTGAATCGAGCTTTCAGCCCGTTCCGGCTTTGGTTTGCAAACTGATACGCCTGATCCAGTGTTTTTGCGTCAACGGTCCATGGGCGTGCCTCAGCGTCATTCAGGTCGCCAACCTGCATCAGTGACGCGCCGAAAATCACGTTGGCTTTTCGGTCTACCCTGACAGGTCGCTCGGCCGTTGTATCTGTCCGGAAAAATCCCGGATCGGTTGCCGTTTTAAGCTGGTGCATTTTGCGTCTCCATTGGTTTTGCCGTTGGCTCTTGCGTTGTGGCTTGTAGCCCCAGCCCTGTCCGAATCTTATTCAGTCGGGCTTCCATCTGAGCTTTTGCAATTTGCTCACGCTCAATCTGGACGAGTGTTTCATCGAAGTCTCTGCCACGGCTCGCAAGACTTTCGGTTTGAGTCGTAAGTCCCGCACCGATTGCCAGAATATCCGCGTTTACTTCCTTCTCCGGATCAACCCACGGCCATCCCGGTGGAATCCATGCGTGTTGTAAAAAGTGGTCCCGGTTTTCTTCGTATTTTACCGGATCAACGTTTAGTTTCCCCTGCACCACGCACTGATCGATGAACCTCGCCCAGACTTTCCGGTAAACCGATTCGATGTCCAGTTGTTGCCAGATCCTGAACGTGATTCGCCCGTCAATCAGGGCCAATCGCCCCCCGCTGAAATTGTTGGTGAACTGCTTTGCCAGCAATTCGTAAGGATACCGCAGCGCCGCCGCTACGCCATGCAGTGACCACTCGACATACGGCCCCAGCGTTGTGCCAGGTCGTGCCGGATCGCTGAATTGAATACCTTCGCCTTCTGCCAGATACTGAATGCTTCCAGGTGCCAGATCCTCAAGGTTCGAACGTGACCGCCCCTGTTCCGCCAGAATCACAGGATCGGTCACGCCAGTCACAAAAGCCCCATGGCAAGCAGCAACCTGCTCGGCAACCAAATTGGCGTAGACGAATTCCTTCAGGTCTTTCAGTTTTGCCATGGCCGGAGCCAGCCACGGAACACCTCGAAGTTGTCCCGGTGTCTGCTCCTCGTAGCAGTGCAGAAGGTCGTCAAGACTGACCTCATCTTCTTCCAGGCTGTAAGCGTAGCTGTCGTTCGGTAATGTCTTCGTCACATACGCCGCAACTGGCTTTCCGCTTGCATCCAATTTCATGCCCAATCTACGGCGTTCGGTTCCATTGTTTGTGCCGTAGCTGTAAAGCGGGATTCTCTGCGGGTGAATGACCTGAACCGTCATAGTGACCGGCTTCGTCATGTCGTCATCGTCTGCCATATGCAGCCACGACTCACCGAAAATCCCGTTACACCGTTCGAGCATTCGCTGCTTCAGGTAAAAATCCTGATGCTCTGACCACTTGGCGAACAGCCATTCGCTCATGACGCGAAATTCTTCGGCCTGTGCGGGTGTCAGGATTCCGCGTTCGGCCTGTACTCGGCATTGTGGACGAATGCCCGTTCCGATAACGTTGTCAACCCGCCCGTTGATTGCAGAAGCGGCGTAAACGTCTGTCCGATACAGATCGTTCGCCCTGTCAATCAGCGTCTCAAGCTCCGATTGAAGTGCGTCGTTTGCCGTCAGTTTGCTTGCCATCCATCGCTCACCGCGAAGGCGGTCATGATCGGCCGCTTCCCAAGCCGTGAACCGACTTGCGGCTCGCTCGGACATTGCCACTCGGATCTCGTGGTCGATTCGTGCACGAACTCGACGTGCCGCCAGTGCAGGCGATACGGCGGAGATAACTCGATCAATACGAGTGAGTCTCTTCGCGACGTTAACACGTTTTTCAAGACTGTCAGACATTGCGGAACCTCACAAGATTCCTACCGGCCGCAAGACCTCCGGATGATTGCCTTCGCAGGTCTGAAATCCTGGAATCCAGTTCCGCAAGCCACGACGACGTCGGTTCTTTTGTTACGACCTGCCCGTCAACTGAGTAGCTAACAACTGGTGATCCAGACAGCAACGCTCCCTCGACTTTGTCGCGGATTTGCTCGAATAGTGCCAGACGTTCGGAAGCGGATTTTGCCATGACAATCATATTGCCATGTTTTCAGCAGATTGAAACCCGCCACTTCCAATCGTTTGGAATCAACTTGGCTTTCGCTTTGTCCTGCGTGCCTGATCGTAGGCAATTGCAGCCGCCTGCTTTGGCGGCTTACCTTCGTTGATTAGCGTCCTGATGTTCTTCGAAATCGTCTGCTTTGACGCACCATGTTTCAACGGCATTTTAATACTCCCGCCGCACGACAGTCTGGAATCTGTTGCCGCATTGGCAAGCCCGGTATTGTGTGGCGAACCCTCCAGCAGTCGCCGTATGTTGCACGCTCGCAAATCGACCGCAGGACGGGCAAAGTCCATGCCCTGGAACCTGATGCCACTGCGTATAAGCTCGCTTCGTGTAACCCGGTTGCTGTAATGGCTTCATTTCCACCCTTTCACGAACTTCTGCGGCTTTTTGCCCGAAATTACACCGGTTTGAGACTGATTCTCGTTCTTTTTTTCCTGTCGTTTCGCCTCTGATTGTAACACCTCCATTGCCACAAACGAAAGATAACAGGCGTCCAGAAGGTGGTTTCGGGAAAACGTCTGAACCCATCGCGTAACATTGCCCTTGCCGACCTCGAAAGCCTGTGTCTCACGCTCGGCTGTCAACTGTTTTGCGATTTCTGCACGCCCTTCCGGCCTGTCTGTGTGTGGCAGTAGCAATGCCGTCGGATTGTCAGCGCTGACCGATAACGCCTGATGAACTCGCCGCTTCCATTGGTCAGCATTGTTTTGATATTCCCGGAACCTCTTAACGCCCCTCGTAAATGCGACGTCATGCCACCCGTCACCGATGCGGATTGTCGTCTTCGACTTGTCCTTCGGTGCGTGATAATTCGCTCCTGCATGTTGCTTGAATCCGAATCCTTTGGCCGTGTTCCATAGTTGGTGATTCTCGCATGATGCACGAATCAAATCCGTTTCCCAGCCTGCGTCAATCAGGACCATATCAACAGACTGATTGCCGCCTGTTTCCATTTCCCAACCGACGTCGAACTTTTCTTGTAGCAGCCTGATCGCGTGCGGAATAGCGTGCTTCAGGTCTGTTAATTCTCGCTGAATTGGCTCGAATCCGTAGTCAATGCAAAGGGGCTGGCCGTTCGCCATCTCAGCAGTCACAAACCAGTCAAGCTGCGCCGCTCGAACGTCGACACCTGCCGCAATCCGCTTCACGCCAGAAGGCACCGTGCCGCGCCGGTACTGGCTCTGCCTGTGCATGATCGTCTTCCAGTCAAGCGGCTCCACGTCTCGTTCCTTCGGCTTCGCAGGCAATGCCCACGTCCATTGCAGCAACTCCTTTTCGGCGTTGTCTGAATTCACTTCGCGTGCACCTCGCCACTCGTCAGCCCCGACGATCCCCGCAGTCACGAAAGTATTGGTTGCCGCTGAGTACCGGAAACCCATTGTTTTGCTTTGCGGAATCTCACCAGAGACAGATCCATCCGGAAGGATTATCTGCCCCTTGTGCTTCAACCTGCAATTCTGCAACTGTCGCAGCCTGACTGTGTCGTTAAACAAAATGCCGCACGACGGGCAAGCCCATTGAGTCTTCGATTCTGCTTCAAATTCGTTGGCGCAGTCCTGCCAGCCAATCAGGTTTGACCTGTCTGGACTGATCCAGTCATCGCACGCATGACACGGGAAAACGACTTCGCCTGCTGTGCCGTTTTTGAACTCTTGCCAGATCCGGCCTTCTTCAATCGTGACCGTTGATTCCAGATAAATTCGTGCCTGACCGCTTGCCCGGTATGCTCTGACACGCCCTTCCATCTGCTTGAGTTTTGTCGCTTCGTCCGAATTTCCGCCAGTCTGGTCCAGGTGCGAAACCTCAGTCACCACCAAAACAGGCCCCGTGAATCCGGCTCGCTTTTCGTCACCTCCTCCGGCCGTGATGAATTTCAAATTCGCCCCGTTGCTGAACTGAATCAGTTCCGGCGTTCCACCTGCTGAACCGCCGCCTTTTTTGGGCAGGAAACGCGCGTACTGGCTCGCCTCAATTGCTGGCCTGATGTCGAGCTTCCATTTGTCGTTTGCCATGTCCATGCTAGGCAAACCGAACAAAACCGTTTGGTTTCGCTCGAACAAATGATACAGGATCGGGATAACAACGAAGGCCAGTGTCTTCCCGGACTGCTGCGGTCCAGTGCAGGCGTACCGGAACCAATTACCCTCGTCGACCGCCCGGAAAAACAACCCGTGTGCAGGTTGCCGGCTGATCCGGAATCTCTGCCCGCTGTAGGGGCCATCGGGTAGAACGATTTCCTGTTCGGCAAAGACTGCCATGCCTCGATATCTGGCCTGTCTAGGAGGCGGTTCCAGTTGTCGCGTCGCCCGGAGCAAAAGCATTTTCTTCCAGCCGTTTCCTTAGCGTTGTTAAGATATCCCTGACGTGATTTTCTGCAATCTCAATCGCGCGATCCTGATCCTCGCGAGGCAAGGCAGCAACAACCAATCCCGGCAACTGCATACACAAATCTCTGGCTTCTGAAAGTGCAACTGATGCCCACGCCTCAACCTCTTCGAGTTCAACCATGGTTTTCCGGAGTCTGGCAAGTTCCAGCCGTTCACCCTCCAATTTAACTCGGCCTCGCTCCAGATCCTGCATGTGCTTTTCGTGTCGCACACCAACTGAGTTTAGGCGATCAATCTTCCATTTGACGACCTCGCTTAGATCGTATCCTTCTGGTCCACCTCCCGGCATAGGTGGAGTTTCTGTTCGCCAGTTTTTTACGGTCTGGACAGCATACCCGAAAAACTCAGCCACCTCCGCCAAGGTCTTAACCGACCATTGCGAACGCAACGACTCCTGCGCTCGCGTGTGTGCTTTGTGCTCCAGCAGCAACTCACGCGCAGCCTCAAAATCTTCTGGAGTTTCGGCACTAAGTGCCAAGCTCTTCAAGTAGTCGACGTTTATGCTCAGCAAGGTTCTCTACCGTTACAGGGCCAAGTTCGAGTGAGTGTGTGTGTCGATGCTCCTTCGGCTTTGACGACTCTTCAGCATTGTCGTTTTGTGCTTTCATTTTCAGGATCGTTTCAATGGCCTTCAACCTTGTCGATGGGCTTTCTTTGTTGCTGACAGCCATTGCCCCCGCTATTTTGGGCAGAACTGACATTAACTGTTCCGGGATATCCCAATCATGCCGAATGGCCTGCCGGATCATCTGCAGGTCGCCGCGGGCGTGTTTTGGGTCGGTTAGGAGTTCGGTTGTCATTGTGTTATGTCCTTGCCGGCAATAGCCACTGATCAATTACCGCCCTTGCAACTGCCTCAGTCATTTTAGGCGGTACGCTCATGCCGATCATGTATTTGCCGATCTTGTCTGTTTTTGCGTGATAGTCGTCTGGGAAAGAGCCGAGGCGTTTCCATTCTGCAAATCCCAATCTGCGGGGATGACGCCAGTGATAAAAATTTGCTGATTGTGCACTCAGTGAAACTGCCGGAGCCATTGCATTCAATTTGTACTCATTGAAACGCGAGTATTTGCCTGTAACTCGCACAGACCCATCTGCAAGCGTCTCTCCCGGCTTGGTAGCCTGCCATAGTCTTTCTGTTTGATCTGACAAGTTAAGATCGCTGCCTGTATTGTCGCCCAAATCTGCAGTCGCTTCGCCAGCTGAAATCCACCGATGTTGCGGCTTCAGTTCCAGCGGTTTCGCCTCGATGTCATCCCGCACCGCACAGAAGAAAACACGTTCCCGACGTTGCGGAACGCCGCAGTCTGCCGCATTGATCAGGAACAACTGCGGACGGTAGCCGATCTCTTTCAGTCGCTGCATGACCAGTTTCGTGTAGCCCTTGGCGTTGCCGAGAATCATGCCCTTCACGTTCTCTGCAATCGCCACGCGAGGCTTCAGTCGCTCCACCAGGTTCAGGTAATCGAAGAACAGGTCAGACAGCACTTGTTTCGCCTGACCCTCGCGAAAGTGCTTATCTTTGCCCCATGACTTCTCACGACTGCCAGCCATACTGAAAGTCGAACACGGTGGCGAGCCGTCGAGAATGTCCAGGTTGAAAAGTTCGTCCGGCAGTTTCGCTGTGATCAGGTCCACGATCGGGCAAAGATAGTAAAGCGGCGGATTGAGGTTTCGCTTGTAGTGCCACGCCATTTCAGGATCAATGTCATTGGCCGCGACGATTGCGCAACCTGCCCGTTTGTAGCCCATTGACGAACCGCCACCGCACGCGAACGTTGACATGACTGTCAGTCCGTTCTGCGGAACGTCAGTAAGGTCTTTCAGTGACCACGCACAATCAGGCTTTTGGAGGATCGAATTCAAATTGACACCTCGGGCATTTGCATTGCATTTCGAAACTGTCTGTGTCCACTTCTTCCGTGCTGCTTTCAGGCGGCTCCACTTCCCCCGCCTCAAACCCCAGCATCTTCGACAACTCATCCGGATCAAACCCCGTCAGCCCCAGATCAATGTCATCCGCGTGCAGGTCCTGCAGCTCATTCGCCAACATCGCCTCATCCCAGCCGCTGTTCAGGGCGATGCGGTTGTCGGCCAGAATGTACGCCCGTTTCTGTGCGTCGCTGAGATGCGACAGCCGAACACAGGGAACTGATTCCAGCTTCAGCAGGCTGGCCGCCAGGACTCGCCCATGCCCGGCAATGATGCCGTTCTGGCTGTCAATCAGAACGGGAGCATTAAAGCCGAATTCCTGAATACTCCCGGCAATCTGTGCTATTTGTTGGTCGCTATGTGTTCTCGCGTTGCGTGCGTAGGGAATCAGTTCCGCTGTTGCGATATGCTCAATAACCGCAGCATTAACCCCTGACCCCTTTTCTTTTTTCTTATTCAAAAGGTACTTCGCCTTTTCAAAAATGTTCAAACACAAAAAAACAGGGATGCTGCCGCCCCGACCGGCTTAAAAATTCTTACAGGGGACCCGTCACATGCTTTTTCTCATTTTTGAGAATTCTCAGTTTTGGGAAGCCATTTTGGCAGGTGCCGTTTTGGCAGACGATCATGGGTCCACCACCTTGACACGGACCACAGCTTGCTCAGTCCCTGCCGACGTCGTGAACGTGATCGTTAATGATGTCGTGGAGTCTGCAGCACTATCACCAGCCGTGCCGCCTGCCATCGTCCAGCGTACTCCTGTCGATGCCTCGATTGTTATTGCATTTCCGTGCTGGTCGTAATCGCTGGTGTCTGCCGTCAGGATGCCCGTCGAAGTGATCGTAAGCCCTGCGTCCGCGCTCACGATGCTCGTCAGCCCTGTGATTGTTCGACCGCGTATAGCCTCACCCAAATCGCAGTAGTAGACCTTACTCTCACCAGTGTAATGCAGCAACACATCGGACGTCGTACAACAACTCATGTAACCCTCTCAATCATAGCCGTTCGGCTCCTGAATCCTGCCTGCATTGTACGTGCCCTGCAATCGGCTTGAAACGTTCGGCTTCGGTATCCTGCCGCAACTCCAGCCGCTGGCTGATAGACTGGCGCAACGCCACTATTCGCCAGATCCCACCCAGCAAACGCCCGCCCTTGAAACACCCTGCCCCGCATCACATACCGGCCGCTGCTCATGTCTTCACCAACGTCTGGCCCGAACGATTACCGCTCGCGTCCAGTCCTGCAAAATCAACCGTGTAAGTGCTGCCATTAATTGTTATCGCATAAGTCTCAGCCGCTGTCTGTGCGTCTGAAATCGTGCCAGCCAATACAGCCAGCGCGAACCCTTGTCGATCCAAAATCAGCGTCTGATTAACGAGTGTCGCCAGCCCTGTCTGGATCTCGGTGATCGCACTTGCAGCCAGCGCGGCAGAATCAATTACATCCGGCTGGAACTCATGTACGTCGGCCGCTGCGTGGTGGCTTCCAGTGAGCTGCAATTCGCGATTCGAGTTCAACGCCAGGATCAACCGCACGCCATACGACCCCGCAACAGTGTGATCGGCTGGCAATGCTGCGTAGACTCCAGTGACAACCTGCGCCACTGTTGGCGGTGTCGTGTAGGATGCTGTTGGCAATGGCATGCCAGTAACCGCCACTCCGCCCCATTGGTCTATGTTGGCGGTGACTCGTGCTGTCACGCTTGCTACCGCTTGACTTGTGCTGATCGTCGTGCTGCTCAGTGCCACCGCCGTTGTGGGATTGCCGACCTTTGACCAGTCCAGCCCGGCATAACCTGGCGTTGCCGATGCCGTTGTCACCACACTTTTTTCGATCGGTATACACCCAGTTTTGTATGCCACCAGCACGAACGCCGTGTGGTCAGTCTCTGCCTGTGTCGGTGTGTAGTACACAATGCCGCTCAGTGTCCCGTAACTCACGGTCCCGCTGCCTGCAGTCTCGGCACCGCCCTCGGTACGCACGGCAACAGATACGCCAGCCGTCTGCACAGCACCATCGGAAATCTGCACCACTGCACCGATGCTGATTCGTGGCGGACTCGCTGCATTTCGTGGGTACATTACAATCCTCCACCGATCAATTGTGTTCGCTGTTGTGCCCAGTATGGCTTGAATCCGGCCTCGCCAAAATCCTGCCGCCGTGCCTCGTAGACTATGCCGCGTCGCCGTGATAGTGTGCGAATTTCACCGGCTGTTAGTGCTCGGCTGTAGATTGCAACGTCATCAATCTGCCCGACAAAATAGGCCCCGTCAATCGCCCGACCAAGATACACAGTACCAAGCGCTGGCGTAGACGGCTGTGTGCCTGATGCCCCCAGTTTGCCGTCAACATACAGCGAATACGCTCCCGCGTTATCGGTCACTGCCACATGATGCCATGCCAAATCATAATAGCCACTCACTGATAGACCGCCGCCGAATCGGTCCATAGCTATGTTTTGCGCGTTATACCCAATCAGCAATCGCTGGCCTGTAGCCAAAACTCCGTAGTCATACGCAACCCGAAACCCAGTCCCCGGCCCAGTGTATCGCATCCACAGTGAGACAGTTCGCGCCCGTGATGCGGTGCCTTGCGACGTCGTCAAAACATGGTCATTCACGCCGTCGAAATCCAGACAGTACTGCCCTGACGAACGCACCCAATCGGTGGGCGCGTCCATGTTGGTTAACGTGCCCTGATATCGCCCGGCCTGCAAATCATACAGCCGCACCCCCGTCGGCCCTGTGACCGAGGGGCAATAGCCGACAACCCGACCATCCCACAGCGTCGGATATCGTGCCTCACCGCGTCGTGATGCGAATCGGCCCCACATCAGAATGATCCTGTAAGTGGGCGGATTTTGAATGAATGAGCGGTTGCTGGCGTTGCAGAAGTTGCTTGCCCTGTGCCGTCATTTCGCAGCAACGCAACAAATGACCCAGGTGGCAAATCGCCAGTCGCAACGATTCGCTGAGCTGTCGTTACCGCTCGCAATGGAAACACCAGATCCGGGTTGCGTGCTGGCGTGACCGTGCTGCCGCCATCCTCGTAATTGGTGCCGTCGATTTCGCGAAGCAGCCAAACTACAAACGCGGTATTGGCCGTCGGAGCCGTCGGAAACGTCACCACTAACTCCGCTTCACACCGCTGATATCCCGGCTCACCTGTGCTCAGGGTAATCGCAGAAGATGCCACCAGAGCATTGTTTGCTAAGCTGTTAAGCCCTGTGCTCAATACTGTCGTTGCGGTTCCACGAATGTCTTTGACTGTTGGCATTAGACCACCTCAGTAGTCGGGTAGCGGTGAGGGAATGCAGCCTCTGAGACCTGATCGGCTGTGATGACCTGTGGGGTATTTCCAGCCGCTGAAATCTCAGCAAACTGATTGGCAGTAGCCAGCGAATAGGCAATCAACGTGGCGGCCATTTCCTTGACGGATTGATTGTCTGTGTCCAACTCTGCCCCTCGCTCAACCCAATCGACAAACGAAACAGCCGCACCGCGTGGAGGATTGCTCAGGGACTGATTCAGGGCTGCAATTTTAAGCATACCCCAGAGGCCGTTGAGCGAGGCAATCCGCTGCACAAGTTCCGCCGGGACTGGTTTGCGTACCGGAGAAGCAATCTCGCTACACCTCACCGCACAATCACGGTCGTTGCCTGCGCCCGCGTAAGCCTTGGCCTGTGGATCGCTCTGGATTAGCGCCCATAAATCGTTCGGTGCCATCAGTCATTAACCCCCAAAACCTTAGCAATCACTCCCATTCGTGCCTCTATCGCACGCCGCGCCCAGACAATAGCCTCCGCCTTAGAACGGCTCGCCCAATCCGCCTCGCCAATCATCGGCGAAGGACGCGAAAGGACCGCCGCTATCGGCTCCCCAGCCTCGCAGGCGAAAAGCTGATCCTCCAGTTCCGCCTGACGCTGGAGCATTGCTTTCAGCGCTATCATGTGCGCCCGTAGTTGCCCTCGCTCCAATCGGCACTTCAACACATACGGATCGGCCGCCGGTGCTGTACTGCTCTCGCTCAACCCGGAGGCCGTCGCCGAGATCTGCACTTGTGACGCTGGTGAGATAGACTCTTGCACTTACGTTTTCCCCCTGACTTTTCGCCGCCAAAATTGTGTTACAGACCTGCACCGAGTGATAACCGTACGCCGAAAGAATCCCCGGCGATAATGCCAACAACAGACGGCTCAAAACTTTTCCGTAACCGCACCAACGATATGCGTGAAATATACCGGCCCCTGCGGCAAAACATAGCCACGAAACCGCTAACGCCCGGTAAAATTCTGTGCTTAATTCCATACGAGACTCACTCCGTAGCAAGTCGCCACGACCAATAATGCTGCTGATGCTGAATACACAAGCCAACGCAGATCCGGTCCAATGTGTGCAAGCAAAGTCTGCGCGGTTTGACTATCGACCGAGCCTTCGAAGCCTGGCAGATTGATGTCAATTCCGTCGTCTTTTTTGTCTTGCTGCTCACCCATCGCCACCCGTCCGGCTGGAGTCTTTACTTGTTTGCACCACTATGCTAGTCGCCAGAGGCTCCGGACGCAACACAAGCCGACACGATGCCGCTCAACGTCCCCCGTGAATACCCCGTTCGCGTGACCTGTTTCCCGCTGCTGTCGGTCCACCGAAAAGCCGGAACCTGCCTGCTGAATTTCGCGTAACGAATCTCAACCGGCAGTTCTCCGGCCGTCGTCAAATCCGCTTTCAGCACCTTGCACGGTGCACACCAATCTTCAATGTGAATCTCAAGTACCGGCTTTGCTGCTGCTGCCTTTGGTGCAGCTTTCGCCTCCAGATCGCTGACACGAGCTTCCAACGCTGCCACCCTCGCAAGTAGTGTGACTGCGTCCGCAACGGTCGAAGGCGACTCGTCCGCAGTTCCAACCAACGACAACGCCCCGAAGCACGCCGTAAAAATCAATAGCGTCCTCATGCAAAGTATCCTCCCCCCTGTGTGATTCTGTCATATCGTTCCACCATCCTGTCGGGTGCCAACAGAAAGCCCCCAAACGGCTCGCATTGGTCTTTCTGGAGTTGCTCGTAACATCGACGGCTCATCAGGTAGTAACCGTCGCCATGTGAATTCCAAACGCACAGATACCACTGGCCACCGTGCTCTTCAGCCCAGATGATTTCCGTCGCGTGACCACCGCCGGAACGTGGTGCGGAATCCATGCACCTTCGTCCGCCAACCCGCTTCCAATCGACGCCCCATAGCGTCCCGATGTGGATACTCGAACCCGCAGCCACAGCCGCAAGTGCCCCGTCCCAGTCCGGCATTGGCCCTGACTCTGTCACGTGAGGAATCTCAATCTTCAACCCGCTGCAATACCGTCGAAACTCGGTCGCACTCCGGCACCACCGGCTGTAAGGCCATGCGGATTCCATCGGCAATCCTGCACCCAATCCCAGCTTCGAAACGCCGTCAACCAGTAACCGCACGCCGCTGTGTATCGACGTTCCCTGATCGCGTCCGACCTGCCCTTCGCTCATGAGGAATTCACTGGCCTGGTAGGCAAACATCTCCGACAATGTCGGCATGACCTGACGGCCTGAACAATACCAAGTACGATACTCTTCCCCGTTGGCGGTCGCATTGCCCTGGCAATCGTTCCGCTGCTGCCGTTCGACCTGCATCACTCGGAGCGGACTGTTCTTCGGATCTCGTAACACGTCCAAATAGCCCGAAAAGTCAGACGCACGCACAACAGGGACCGATAACGATTCCGCAACTGCTGCACGCTCTGCGTCAGATGGTCTAAACAATCCGCTAGTTCCCGGCATTTGAATACCTCCTGATCCATGCAGCCTGCTTTTGTGCGGTCCAACCATCGCCACCGAATCCAATGGACTCAGCCCGAAGCAATGGCAGAAAGGAATCCTTTCTCGCCTGCAGATTCGCCGCACCGAACCATTCAGCCGCCATCGCTTCGGACGTGATTTCGCCACGCTCCAGCCTGTCCGCCAAGTCTCCCTGTGCAGCTCGCCACGCCCGCTCATACGCCCGGAAGGCCACAGCCACGTCATCGGCTGGAATGTCTGGCTTTGGCGTGATTGGATCGACCTGCTGAATTGCCCGAACTGTCAGCACTCGCCGTCGCATGTCTGACAGATCCTGACTGCCCGCAGGCAAGATTATCAACTCAACAGACCCCGCTGCCAGTCCTCGCAAGACGTAGCCGTTCGCCCGTGTGACTTGCCGTTCTTCGAGCCCCTTGCCGCCTGCGAATTTGCTAAAAATAACCGACCCCGATTTAACGGCAGTGACCTGCACGACTCCTGGAGGCGAAGGAATAACATGCAGGCCACTGTCCGATTGGATCAGGTACAGCTCGTCGGTTGCGAACTCATCAACCTCCGGCGGTTGTGGGGCCTCCTCAATCTCTTCCCGAGGTGGCCGCATGCCTTCCGGGAAGTCGATTGTCGGCGGTTGGAACAGACAGCACAACAGCAGCAGAATCTGCATCGAAATCACTCCTGACAGGCTGCCACAATCGCTGCCGCTTTCGCCGCTGGAAGCGTCATGAATGTTCCGATGCCATGGTCGACAATTCGCAGAGCTGCTGGCGTGTCAATCTGGTATCGACCAACATCCGCAGGCAGTCCGGTCTTCTTGGCTTTCTTGCGTTCCTCGCCTCGCAGCCGTCGACATTCCGCCAGGATCTTTGCCGCTCCCGCGCTCCGTTGTTTTGCTGCCAATTTTGCGTCTGAATTGTGCTCAGATACTGATCGCTGCACTTCTTGATCGTTGCTGATTCCACGGCATTTTTTCAGGAAATTGATCAGCATTGGCCCGAGTGTATTGAGCAGCGTAAGCCATGTTACAGGATCAAATTGAACCTTCTGGCCTTCGTCGCCTTCGCAGACCATCGCTCCGGTTTTGTTTGCCACAGTTTTGAAAAAATCATCCACCAGTTTACTTACCATCGCCTGCACCTCCAAACCCAAATCCCATAAACCCTGACAGCCAACCACATGGCCAGCCGTCGATATCTGCCTACGCCAGCCTCACGCAGGAGCCGCAAAAACACCGCGTCTGCAATTGTCCTGTCCTCGATGCACTCGGCTGTCTCGCATAGCCTGTCATGCCAGAGGGACGCCCAGCGATATTCCGGCGACAATGGCAACCCAAAGATTGACCACCCCCACCATGGGATGCTGGCACCGTCCCAGCGATATTCCTCCCGCAGGTTTAACGTCATCCAGCAAGCGTTATCGCGTATGATCGCACAGAACACGTCCCGTGTCAGCTCAAGGTATGTACCATCGCCACAAACTGGGAGGTCGTTGCCGTTGGTGATCATGCTCACTGCTGGCCGTCCCGCTCAGATCTTGCGTACATCGCTTCCAGCACATCTCCTGAGTATTTCTCAGCCACAAATTCTTGGCAGATCCCGCGCACAAAATTCTCCAGCGTCATGACCGCTGCTTCCCGCCGTGTGTAGCCTTCGCTTGTGAAAAGCTTTTGCCCGTTGGCGTGCCTGATGGAAGTGTACCACTGCCCGTCATCGCCTTGATTGTACTCCACTCGGTACTTCATCGCTGTCGCCTTTCGATTGTGCTTGTGTGTCAAAAAACAGGGGGCAGGGTTTTTCGGACACAACCCCGAAAAGCTCCCTGCCAAGCTCGACCCTCACGAGGGACCGCATGGGGGAACTAGGCTCCCTGTCGCGTGAATCATACCACGCTTTTTTTTTCAGGCCACCTCAGATCCTGACCGCCGGAAAAGATACTTCCCGCACGCACGCGTGAAAGAGAATCACGCTCAAAACAGCCCAAAAGGAAGCGAAGCAGGGGGGGTCTATGGAAATAGGGAAAAATCTCTCTTTTTTATATATATTACCAGTCTTTTTACTCAAAAAGATAATTCCCTGCCCTCTTGGAATTATCTGGAATCATGCGGAATTATCTCCCGGACCCCCGAAATAGCTCCGGGAAATTTCCAGGCTGATTCCATGATATTTCCGACCCGAAAATCACTCAGAATTTTCCAAACTCATCCACAAAGTGACCGGCTTTGTGGCTGCCTCACTGACCTGAGATGTCACCAATTCGCTTGCCAGAAGCGTCTGAAGCACCTCCTGCCGTTGTTTCGGTGTCAACTTACGTGTTCTCCGCGTAATCTCCGTCATCGTCCACCAGCCGCCAGGTCGCTCCAGAAGCAGCGAACGCACTTGGTTGACCTGTCGCTCGAACTCGCTGCCGCTGACGTGTCTATCGGCCGCCTGAAGCATTCGGCGCGTAAGCCAATTGTTCAGCCGGATTGCCCGGTCCGCATCCTCGAGCTGGATCGTCGGCCAATCCTCGCCCTCTGCCCGGCTGCAGGCAAACAACAGGGCCAGCTTGTTCGTTTTTTCGGCTGCTCGTGACCAGATCGCCGATCTGATCGGTGACTCACTCATCCGCCGTTTGCTGATGTCAATTGTGTGCTGATGCAGTCGCTTGTGGGCCGCTTCGTCCCTGTCCACCCTCCGGGGGTGTGCTCCTCCTGTTGCACCTGCCAAATTCCCGGCGTGCGTTTTCAAATCCAGCCACCACTTCGCCCGCTCGATGATCGCCTCAGGAATCTCATTCTCCGACGGCTCCTGATAATCCACGTATTTTCGCGACTCGAAAACCAGACACCTTCCGATCAATCCGCCTTTCAGATTGTCTTCGGTTAAACTCTCCCAGAAGCCCTCAGGGACGGACGTGCCGTACACCACAGCGTGTGGGTACAATAGCCGCTTGACCTTGTTCCGATCCCCGTACGCATCCGAAATCCATTCCGAATCAGCAGAGGAAAACAACTGCATCAGGACTGCCGAAATCTGCACCAAGTGCGGACTGCCCCGGTCCTGCATTGCCATCACCAAATGGCCGATCTCGTCAAGCTGGAAAAGCGTCAACCACTGTTCCGCCATGGTGCTGATAATGCCTGCGTGACTGCCGATTCTCTCAGGCCCGACCACCTCATTATGACCTGCCCCGCGAAGGATGTTGCGGTTCAACTTTCGGCTGTGATCCTTACCGCCTCCAGACGGTGCCAGCCCAATTACAAATAGATTTGTCCGTGTCCTGACCTTGTCGACGACCTTGCCGCCGGTCAACGTGCTCATCAGCGACAACGCCCCAGCCAGCGCCAACTCCGGAAGCGGATAGTGTGCTGTCTGCAGGTTGTGAGTCATCACATCGCCAATCAATCCCGGAATGTGCATCAGTTCTTCCGGCAGTTTCGTGTCGCTTGGCGTCGTCTGGATTTGTGCCACTGGCTTCGGGGCGATGATTCCGGACAGATCCACGCCGCTAAGATCGACGTCGGGAAATGCTGTCGGCAGTTTGGCCGCTCGTGCGGTCCCGTTCGTTCGCCCGTTTTTTGTCGCCTCTTGCAACTCACTGTCACGCAATGGTGGAGTGTTCCGCAGGTTCCAACCCCTCAACAGATCCAGCACCTGTTCATCGCTGAGACGGTTGCCGACGTCGTCTCTTAGCGAATGCAAATGACCGGATAGATGAAACGCCGCGTTCCGCAAATTGCCCTTTGTTTCGCCAGGCACCGCATCAGCATACGCCGTCGCTCGTGTCAGGATGTCGCCGCACGCCAATCCAGACGCCACAGCCCTTGGCGGTACTGCAGTCTGCTGTGTCGGTGTCAGGTACTGACGACAGATCGCATCAATAGCCGTCTGGCCATCGCCAATCAACTCGAAGCCTGTGACCACTTCGCCTGTTATCGCCCAAAATCTGGCGTGGTCATAGCATTCGAGTTGCTGCTTCTCATCCCCAAATTTCTTGACACAGATCGCCCCGGCTGGCTTGCGTGCCCGCGTCAGGAATTTGATGCCTTGACCGCTCGGCGAATACTCACCATAAGCTACGCCTCGCAACTGATCGGCAATAGGTTTCGCCCAGTCCCGCAGACGTCCCTGATCGTCAAGGCAGTTGTCCAGATCAATGCCGGTAAACGGATCTTCGATTCCAATCGCAATCCGCTGATGTTGTGAGACAGAATCAAAGTCTGTCCATGTGTTTGCGTCGTTGCTTTTTGCCCACGCCTGACCGTCAGCCTGAAGCGGGATTTTCGTCCCGTTGTGCAGCCCCCACCGCATCCATCGGCGGTAAAATTTCAGTTCGTCAGGAACTCGTCTGTAGTAGTCAATGGTCATGATTCAAAACCCAATAAAAAAAACCCGCCTTACCGGGTCGAAGTCCGGCAAGACGGGTTAAGATTCGGCGGTAGTATCCGCCGAAATTTGTGTCACGTTTTCGCCGCTCGCTTCGACTCGATTGGCGTCAACCTGTGTTAGATGTCAAGGATTGCTGGACGGCTCTGTGTCCGCCAGTTTCGCCGCCCATTCCCACACCTTATCAGCCGTGAAATCTCTGGCCTCTGGATTATAGCACCATTCGGTCCCCACCAGCGCCACGGCAAACCGCCGTACCAACTCCGCCCGCTGCTCTTGCTCTGGCGTAATATGCTTGTCTCGCCACTCGCCGCAGAATGCAAACCGGTCCGTGTTTTCCATTGCCGGATATCGCCAACACATGCCCATAGGCTCTTTGAAAAACCGACACCCCTCACACAGTCGCTCAGCCATCGCTATCACCGCCCTTTGTTTTTGTACGCCTCAATTGCCTGCGTAAATGCTGCCAGTCGTCCATAGATCTTAATATTTCGCCGCAAATCCAATAGGCTCATCCATGCCCAATCACCGCCAAAATCAATCCTTGCTGCTGGTGCACCACGTGCCGCGCGTCTCTGGTTAAATTCGACAAACCTGAATGTAAAATCATCAGCCATTACTACCTCTCCGAACTCATCAAATTTTTCAAACTGTTGCATCACTCGTATCCCGTCGACCCTCGTCGGTACTCTCCTACCGTCCATTCGAGCCAACCGCCCTCCTGTTTCGCCACCTCGCCGGATGCCTCCAGGCACTCCGGATGCATCCGCACCGTACCGGCATCTCCACTGATAGCAAACCGATAACTATCGTACGGCTGCCCGACCTCAATAGTCTCGCCGCACCAGTCGCACCGCCTGCGCTTGCGGGATTTTTTCACTGATTGATGCTGAAACGTCCTCATGGCGAACCCTCCGGATTTGTTGGAGTGTTGCCCGTCAGGATCTCGACGACCTCGGCAAGGTTAGACGCAAATACGCACCTGACGCTACTGTGAGGCTCAAATCCAAATACTGTCGCCTGCCCCGCTCTGCTTATCGCCGCATCGATCCGCCGATACACCTTCACCAGATCCTCAACCATTGCCTGGGCAAGGATACCAGTGTCAACAGCTCGGCCGCTTTCGATAAATTCCGCCCGCTCACGATCAGTCTGCAGATCGCCCCACAACAACTTACTAAGGTCTCGCATATCAGCCCTCCTCATCTTACCTGTCGTCGATTCATCACCATTCCCGCCAACTCCCTCAGCCCTGGGTGCCACTCAGTTGTCGATCCTGTCGCCTCTCGTGCGTGTAGGCACACCCGCAGGCGCCACGGAGAAGCGGCACTCAGTTCAACTCGCACCCGATACGCATGAGCATACAGCACCAAATTCGTTAACTGATTCCAGTCCCATGTGCTTAAATCGCCAGGTAGACAAAACTCAATCCCATTGCCGCACTGACGTATTCGCTTTGGCCGATGGCTGCCAATCCATGCGTCCAGCATGTCCCACGCTATTGCCTGGCGCTCGCTGCAGTCCTCGCGGGTTTTCAGTTCCTTGCTGTTGTTTTTGCTCATCGCTGCCCCTCCTCATCTAAAGCACAATCACCCATCGCCCGCCGCAGATCCTCAATCGCGTCCATCATGTCATCAGCGTCCAGCCAGTCACCGCCAATGTCTGGAGCCATTGACAGGTATAGCTCGGGCACCGGCGCATACCGTTGCAGCCCCATCAGCCGCTCAAGCGTTTGCGAGACGACCAATTGCAGGTCTTCAAGCCGCTGCGCTGTCTGCTGTGGCTTTGCAGGGGCTAACTCATCCCACTTGCCGACGATCCGCAATTCGGCCTGCGTCGGATGGCTGCCGTCTTCGGCACGCCAAAACGTTGCCCCACATTCAGTGACAACACATCCATAGGCACTACCCGCAAAAATAGTAGAAATGTCAACCATTTGTCCGCTGCTCGTACGGTACTGGCCAACCTTGTCAATTCGCATCACTCCACCTCCTCAGCCTCGACAGCCGCACACACAACCGGACACACTTGCCGTAATTGTTCCCAGCACAGATCAGCAATCTTGCGATGTTCTTTCTGTGTCTCCTCAGACCGCCTGACCTCGCAATAATGAATCCAGCTCCTGACGGAGCCTGTCATAATCAGAACCGACTGAGTCAAGCCCTCAGGCAGGACTACCCTTGCACATTCCTTGGCGATGCCGTTCTGAATCGCCCAAAGATAGGCTTCTGCTGCTGCCTTCAAAACGTCCTCCTGATAGACCTCCCATGACTCTTGTAATCCCTCGTCAGTACACTCAATTGACGCCTGTCGGTTTTTCGGATCTTGTAACCGTGCTTCGCGAAGAGATATATCCCCAGACGGCTCAGCGTACCGCTGCGAAAACTCCTGAAAACGAAAAGATTGATGCCGAAGAATCTGTCGGCTGATATCTCTCGGAGCTTTGATTTCCATCGAAATGCTGACCTGCTCAAACACCGACCAGTGTTTTTTCCGCAGACAATACCGCAGCAGTTTTTCGCCCGTATCGTGATTACTCTGATTTCCGGGATTACTGACTCGTGCCGCCCAGACCATGTACTGTTCAGGGCTAATACAATTGTCTGTTTGTTCGCCGACAGGAACCGTGTACGCTGTGATTTTAACGCTGCTCATGCTGTCACCGCCTCTCTGTTTTGCTTGCGCTTCTCGTGTGCCCTCTGTGCCGTCCTCTGTTCTCTCGACGGCTCCCGCAGCCGTGTAATTATCATCCCTTCCATGCCCTCGCGCCCACAGAATGCCGGTTCAATCCGGAACCACCTTGCGTTGTCCGGATGTCGCTTCCGCCAGTGGTGTAATTGCTCGGAAGCGTACTTTCGACTGCTCGTGATAATGTAGCGAGTCTCACCGACTCGCATTGTACAGTAAATCTCGTGCCAGTTGTTTGTTTTCATTTCCGTGTGTCCCCTTTGTGTTGTGTTATTCGAAAGATACTTCATCGGCAGCCATCAGGTCAAACAATGTCGGTGCCGTCAACTCCCGTTCCGCACGCTCGCAGAATGACACGCCGAATTTCCAGTAGTCCGGATTCAATTCAATTCCCCAGCCTTTACGCTTCATTTTAATCGCGACATACGGCGTGGAATGAACGCCGCCGAACGGATCAAGAATCACGTCGCCGGGATTGCTATATCGCTCAATCAGCCTCTCAATCACGTCCAACTGCAACGGGCAGACGTGGTTCTCTGTTGTCTTTCGACTGAGTTCCGTGTTCAACGTTTTGATTCGCACGATGTCAGTCCAGATGTCTGGATTATTGCTGACAGGTGCGAATAACATCATCGACGCCGGAAGATGTCCATGTTGTTCAACGGACTCAGTGAACGCAACATGATCATGGTAGTTGTAGTTGTTTTCCTTCGCATACCTTCGCCACCAATGATAGATATCCGAAGTCCCCATTCCGGCCAACATCTTCGGCTGAACCAACTCATTGCCATCGCTACGCCAGATCCCGCTCGCGTGAATCTGCCACCGGCTTCGGCTGTACTCCGCTTTGTCTTTGGTCACAGGATCGGGACCAGAAGCCGTCTGGTTCGGTGACATGCTCGGTTCCCACTTGCGAAACAGCAAAACGAACTCAGTCGAACCACAGCCCATCTTCGTGCTGTCTTTGCCGTTCTCCGTGTGTCCCAGCCGATAGGTCTGCGCGTTCTCCCGGACCACATCGGTATCAATCACAATCCTGCCCATATAAACAAAACCGCCTTTACGAAATGCCGCAACGGTCTTATCTGAGAACTCATTCACGCTGTACATTGCGTGACCTGTCATCGTGCCGTATTGGATACGATCCTTCGTATGGATTGCCGCAACTCGCCCCGGCTTCAGGACTCGGTACAACTGCGGAACAAGAAAATCGAACTGGGCAAAGAATCCATCATCGCCCTGATTATGCCCAAAGTCGTTGTAGTTCGGCGAATACTCGTAATGATCGGAAAACGGAATACTGGTCACAATTTCGTCAACGCAATCATCGGCCCACGATGTCAATTCCGTCACGCAATCATTATTGATTGCTCTGTACAGCTTACCGCTGACCTCGTGTCGTGGAACGCCCATGCCTCTCTCGAATTTCATTTTCAATGCCTCACCTGAAAGCCCATGTTCCCGAATAATTGAACGCATCTGCGTAGCCAGCTCCTCATGCCGTCGCCACTTCTGTTCCATAATCATCTTCGTGTCATACTGTGTGTCAGCGTACACAATATGGATTTCCACCGTCTTCTTTTGCATGAACCTGTGAATGCGGTGAACAGCCTGAATGAAATCGTTAAACTTATCCGTTGGCCCAATGAAAATAGCCTTATTGCAATGCCTCTGGAAATTACAACCGCTGCCCAACAACTGCGGTTTGCTGCTCAGAATCTGCAATCGACCATCGGCGAAATCTCCGACGATTTCTTCACGCACTTCCAGGTCCTGAGTCCCGTACACAGCCCGTGAATCTGGGAATGACTTTTGAATTTCATGCCGTTCGGATTCCAGATAGTGCCAGATAATCCAGTGATCGTCTGGCGACTGTTCCACAATCTGAACAGCTTTCGCAATGCGTGTGTCAGCGGTCTTTCGCCGCTGCTTTGAAACGTGCTTAATGCCGCCGCCAGGCTTCTCGAACAACAGAGGCTGCCCAAAGCTATCGACAAACGCTCCAGGCTTTCCCTGATCGCCTTCGACCTCATGCCAGTAGACCTGCATCTCCGGCATATCATAGCCAGCATCGTCGTACCCCAGATCGCTCGGAGAGTTCACGAAGACTGCCCACGATGCAACCCACAGCCAAAACCGCTGCTCTTCGTGCGGATACAGTTGCAGGTTCCCGGCCTTCTTAGAATCCCTCTGGAAGAATCGCGTCATCGCCTGCCCGCGGTCCATCACGCCTAAAAAATCGGCGTAGTTAATCAACTCAATAAACTCATTCGGTGAAGGTGTAGCGGTCGCAACAAAACGATACTGTACTTTGCGAAACAACATAGCAAATTGCTGTGTCGTCTTTGTGCCGTAAGATCGAAGACAGCTCGCTTCGTCCAGCGTCGCCCCAGCGAACTGTTTTGGATCGATGTCGCCATCCCTTACCCGCTCATAATTTGTGATTATAAATGGCGTGTCAGCCTCCGCAACCTCCGCATCTGTCCGGCAGTATTTGACTACCATCCCCATGCGTGGCCCGTCGTTACGGGTGAATTCCTGCCGAACTCCCAGCGGTGCAATGATTAGCACCTTGTCACCAGTGTGCTCGTGAATCCACTTGCAAATCTGCAATTGCTGGACCGTCTTGCCCAGCCCAAACGATTCGAACAACGCCGCTCGGCCTTTGCGGATCGCCCATTGCACGCAATCAATCTGATGCGGCAAAAACCAGTCAGGACAATCTGACTGCGGAACAAATCCATCCATTACCACCGGCGGCATTTTAGACCGCAAAAAATCCTGATAATCCACAGCGTCCCCCTCTCAATGTGTGTTCCGAAAAACCCGCCGCCAAACAACCCCAGCCCCCACAATAGCCGCCACAATCACCGCCGGAATAAACCCCGACGGCTCAGGGACCGGCGTCCCTCGTAATGTCCCCGCGTAGGCTGATGTAGCCACAGTGCCGCTCGATGTCGTCAGCGCTCCGCCTGTCGTGCCTGCTGGCGATACCCAGACGATGCTTCCGGCCAAAGACTCAACACTCAGCCATGACCTGCCCGCTGGCAGATGCACAGACAACCCCGACCAAGATGATTGCAGGCCGCCAGTATAAACCAGCTCTGACCGGCTGCCAGGTGTCCGATCAATCCAGAGCGATATTGACGGCGTGCCTGTCGTCTGCAGCCACCATGGTTGAGCGATGTTAAGTGCGACCTGCTCAAGTCGTGCCGCCGTAGCCAAGTCAATAGACTGACTTCGGATCTCGCCTGCCCGGATCTCAGCAAACGCAAACGACGTCCCAGGCGTTTGCTGGTAAAGGATCGTGTCCGCCTGTGCCGTGCTGGCCATCGCAACAATCGACAACCAAAACACCCGCTGCACCAGCCAATCAGCCAACGATGCAAAAAACCGCATTGTGTGTCCCCTTGTGTGTGTGTGTGTGTGTGTGTAAAACCTCAAATCAATTCCCGCGCCTGCTCTGCCGCCAACTGTATCACCATCAGGATGCCGGGCAGATCGTCGTGAATCTGCTTTGCACGCAACTGGCGAATCGTGTCCTGCAGTGCGGCATTCTCCTGCTGAAACATATCCGCCACCTCTTTAGCCTGTGTCAATTGCTCGCTAAGTGCATCCCGCTCGGCCTGCAATTGGCTCACGTCACGCTGCAGCGCCTGCACCATCCGAAACTGACTGCCGTTAGCCTCTTTGACCGCATCCCGCTCGGCCTGTAATTGGCTCACGTCACGCTGCAGCGACTGCACCATAAGAAATTTTCTGCCGTTAGCCTCTTCGACCGCGTCCCGCTCGGCTGTCGTCCGCGCCAACTCCTGCCTCACGTTAGCAGTGGCCTTGCGTGCCTCATCCCGCGAAACCCGCATCTCGTCGCGATACTGCCCAAGGGCATCCCGCTGGGCTGTCATCTCCTGCAACGACGCATCCAATTTTGCGACCTGCTCACGCAATACCGCCGCGTTGGCCTCAGCCTGCTCCCGCTCTGCGATTGTTTTTCGCAGATTGTCGGTCACTCGCAGGTTCATCGCGTCCAGCTGATCGCGCTTTTCGCGGACCTCCGCCAGTTCTGCCATCAAATCTGCGACCCGCTGAAATGTCTCGTTTTGTTCCGCTTCGCTCATTGTCCTGATCCCTGAAATAGTGTTGAAAAACAAGCCCCTCCACGCAGGAGGGGCTGAACCCAGAAAACCTACCGACTCCACTTTCTGCCACCGATTCGCCGCTCCGTGATCGTCTCGCGTGTCCACGCGTCATAAATTCGGATTGTGTGATCCACGAATCCCATCCCAAATTCTCGCACCGCCTGACGTTTTGCAGTTCGCAAATCGTCACTCACCTCGATGCTGTCGTGCTGGCTGATGCTGCTGTGTACTACTGTTGCTCTGAGCATTGTTTTGGTCCTGTATGTGTGTGTTGTGTGCCAGAAACCCCGCCGGACGATCCAGCTGGGGAAAGAATGAAAGACCTCAGGCGATAGCCGCAGCGAATTCATCGGCCACATACCGAAAGCAATATGCAGTCTCTTTGCTTACGGTTACCTTGTCTGCAACCGCAATCACTCCGGCGTGAATCCAGCCCCTTTTTCCGCCAGAATTTCGTTCGCAGAGAACGCCCACGTTGCCATCAGAATCGACCACAACTTTTGCCCGACTGTCTTCAATCTTTGAAATATTCGCTGCAATCTTTGCCGCCAGTGTGTCGCGTGTGCTCATTGTCCTGATCCCTTGTGCTGTGTGTTGTGTGTGTTGTCCCCGTCAGACTTGTGTTGTCTGATGGGGGAAGTGTAGTTTCATTATCGGAAATTGCAAGCCCGATTCCGAAGAATTTCCGTAAGAATAATTAAAATTCATGAAAACCCAGTATTTTTACAAGTCCGGATCAATCCAGAGTCTGACAGCAACCTCAGCGAAAACGATAGCAGCCGCCACAAATCCAACCAACTCCGCCAACTCAATCCAGCCCATCACCGCACTCCTTGCAAAACGCATCCACCGACCACCACAGCCGGACACATTGCCAAGCTGACCACACTGCCACCGGACAACCGATCGCCCACATCAGATCCAGACAGCACTCCGCGATGTCACCGCTCATTGTTTTGGTTCCTCCAGATACCTTATCAGCTCGTCCAGATAGTGCTGTGCCTTCTTAAGGTCTTCGATGCCGCCTTTGGTGTTCGCCCGCATTACATACTTAATAACGTTCCCAGTCAGGAACCCAGCGAACGCCGCAGGCGTAAAACATGATCGCATAACATCCCACGGTTGCACCTGCATCTTAGCATAATGATCGCCACCAACCTGTTTTGAATCACCCATAATCACCCCTCCTTAAAACGGAACCCAATCCTCATCCACTTCCGCCGATCCTGTCACCTCGACAGGCTCCATAGTCTCTGGAATCTCGTCGTCAAATTCAACCCGGACAATCTTCTGCCACTTGCCCTCCGGCACCACCCATAGCCGCGAAGCCTGACGACAGGCTCCGCTGTGCATCATCAGCAACGCCCTGACCACGGTATCCGGTACCGGTTGCAGGCTTCGACATTGCCACCAGCCGACAGCTTTCTGCCGTGCGAAACCCTCGTGCTCAAAACACACCCACTCACGTACAACGGTTGCCGTCAAATTACCTTCGCCACGACTTTCCGGATAGCAGTTGTAGGTGATGCAGAGACTCGGTATCGCGTCAGGATCTCGCTTCTTTTCGTGGAGGTGCCAATCCACCGAAGTCACCACGTACAACTCCGGCTCCGGCTTGCCGGTGATCTTGCTTTCGGTGTCTGCTGTGCCCTCGTGATTGACGGGGAACGCCCAGCCGCACTCAGGGCAAAACGCGGACCGTGCCGCACACTCAATCTGACACTTATCACAGACCTTCGTGCCGCCCGCTCCATCACGCTCAATCGTCTCGCCTTTTGTCCAACCCTTGCCCCCGGTATACCGGCCGTAATCTGGTGAATCCAGACTTCCGTGCCTCGCGATATTGCCGCCGAAGTCCAACACCAAACAATCTTCCTTGCCTTCTGCTTTCCTCAATCCTCGCCCGACAATTTGAGCGAACAGACCTGGCGACATTGTCGCCCGAAGAACAGCCAACGCATCAATCCGAGGTGCATCAAAACCAGTCGTTAGCACATCGACGTTTACGCACCACCTCAAGGCCCCGTTCCTGAAGTCAGACAGAATCCGGCTGCGTGTCATCGTGTCCGTTTCGCCGGTGACGACTTCGACCGGCTCGCCCGTCATCGCCTGCAATGTCGCCTGAACCTGTTCTGCGTGGGCAATGCCAGCACAGAAAACCAGAATTGAACGACGGCCCGCACATGCCGAAACGATCTCGCCACAAGCCGCCAGGACATTGCTATCACCGGCAAACACCCGTTCCATTTCCGCTGCTACAAACTCACCGCCGCGAATCGAAACCCGGCTTGTGTCAACCGTGCCGTCAGCGGGTTTGTTCGTCAGCGCGGACAGATACCCTTCGCTGATCAGAGTCCCCGTCATCGACTCGTAGCAGATGCCGCTAAACAGCTTATCCTTTCCAGCAATGCTGCCCTCTCCCGTGCGGAACGGAGTAGCCGTCAAGCCCACCGCAAACAGCCGTTGATTGACTCGTCGCAGGTCTGCCAGGAACTGGCCGTACATGCTTTCCGCATCGCCTGAAATCAGGTGGGCTTCGTCGATCAGAATCAGCCCTCTCGCGCCGAAGTCCAGAGCCTTTCGATAGACGGATTGAATCCCGGCACAAATGACGGCAGAATCGAAGTCATGCCGACGAAGGCCAGCCGAATTCAGCCCGACCTGCACGCCTGCCATCGCCGCTATCTTCTCAGCGTTTTGAACGAGTAGTTCTTTCCGGTGTGCTAAGCACAAAACCCGCTGATTGAACTCCAACGCCTGCCGAATCAGCATGCCAATTACGACCGACTTGCCCGCTCCTGTCGGCAGTACGATCAGCGGATTCCCTCGCCCGCTGGCCATCCATTCCCACGCCGCATGATTCGCAGCGTCCTGGTAATATCTCGCCTGCACCTGTATCCCTTTCCACGAAAAACAACCCGGCAGTGTGTGACCACTGCCGGGCATGATGTCGAAATCCAAAACAAAATCAGAACGGCGAACTGCCGAACGGGTTCGGCTTGCCGCTTGCCGCTGTCGGTTCGCCGGTCGCTGTCACCGTGACAGGTGGCACAACACCAGTCTGTTTCGGCTTGTAGCCCTTGACCTCATTCCGTAACTTGCCCTGATACTCTGACACGTCGACCACGGCCGTCAGTGTTCGATTGTGGAGCTGTTCGCTACGTTCCGGTGTCAGCACATTCACCGCCCGACAAATAGCCGACAACGTCCCCTGTGCAATCTTCGCCGCCTGTTCGTTTTTGTTCCAGAGGTTCAACCTGTCGTACAGTTTTCGGCCTTTGAACTGGCCTTCGACAATCTGCAAAACCATGTTGAGCAGCGAGCCATCGCCCTTGCTTGTCGGCTTCTTTTCCGACTCCACGATTATCACCTGATACTCGCCTTTCGGAATCGCCGATGCCGGTTCATTCGGCTCCACTCTTGCCGCATCAAATCCCATCAAATCAGCCATTGGTCACCTCCGTTTTTTTGCTTGAACCATCAACCACAATGCCACCAATATTCGCCGCCGGAACAGCCTGAGTGAAATACTGGGCGTAAGCCGCCCAACTGAAGTCAATCGTCTCCGGCATTGTCAGCCTGTTTTTCGCCAACGCTCCCGGCGTCTCTGTGCAACGAATCAGACGTTCGCCAGATCCTCCGGCGATTGTCCGCTCCTTGCCAAAACCTTCGTCCTGCTTTCTCGTGTGAACGCGATAGGACGCGAACAGGACTTCATCGCACCATTCTTGCAGCGTCGCCGCTGCCGTCTCATGCAGTGCAGGCTGATACCTGTCGTAACTGTCAGTCATCGGATCGGTGTACTTTTTGACTGCTGTGTGGGCCAGCAAAATCACACCCAGTTTCCGCTCGCATTCAGTCCGCAACCAGTCCAGCATTGTCAGGATCTTGTCCCAGTATGCCATTGCTGATTTGTATCCGGCACCGTAGCCGATATCGCCGATCGTCGGCTTACCGGCCTCTCGTGCCACCTCAGCATGAATCAGGGCTTCCAGCCAGTCGACCGAATCAATTGCAACCCACTTGAAATCGTGCTTTTGGGTTGCCAAAAACGTCAACGCTTCCATCACCTGTTCAAGCCGGATCAGATGCTCAGTCTTCGCCACGTCGATGTCGTTCAACCCGTCTTCCAGATTCAAAAACAGCACGTCCGGAGCCTGTGCAGCCCACGACGACTTGCCGATGCCATGCGTGCCGTACAACAGCACCCTTCGCGGTACAATCTTCTTCCCTCGTGTAATCTTCACGGCGTGTACTCCCCTGTTAATGTGTCGGTGACAAAAACCACTGTCGAGCCATGCTGGCCCCACACTTTTCTGACAATCAATTCCCATACCACTGCATCGTCAGGCCAGCACTCGCTCAGCCCGTCCAGTATCGCTTTCGCGATGTTGTCGCCGTCCGGCTTTTGCGTGTGTGGCTGTCCATCGTGCTTCAACTTTTTCGCTTTTGTCCAGCTTTTCGGCATTTCGAAAACGCATCCAATTGTGACCCGGACCGGCCCTTCAAGTTTCGGCTTTCCAGCCGACAACTTAGCCGCAATACTGCGGTAAACCATGCCAGGCGACTTTTGCGGAATGTAGTGCCTCACGCCCCATTTTGTCCGCACGCTACGTGCTCGTGGCATACCCGCAGGCTGCCCGAAGATTGTGATGTTCCACGTCGTCATGCGGTCGCGTCCTCCAGTGCTTCGCGAACCATTCCCCGCCAATCTACGTCGCCATGCATTTGCAAGAGCTCACGCAATGCGGCCTTCAATTCTTCGAACTTCGTCAGCCTGTCACTGACGGATAAAACAAGTGGTTTCATCCTGTCGCTGACGGAGTAAATGACGGGCTTTCGATCTTCTTCAACCGCAGTATTCAACGGCAAAATATCGGCCTCAATTGCCGCCTCTGTTGTCGCCAGCTCTTGTTCGTGATCGTCCCACATTTTGGCGATACGAGCGATGCGAGTCTGTTCGGCTTCTGCTACCTGCCGATCCTGTTCGGCCTGTCTTGCAGCCGCTTCAGTGCGGTTTCTTTCCGCCAGTAACTCCGCAATGCTTTCCGCTTCAATTCGTCGCCTTTCGGCCAGCAATTCAGCCTCTCGGCGGTCGCTCTCTGCTTTGGCCCGTCGCAGCTCCTCCAATTCCGCACGCTCAGCCGCTCGCTGTGCTTCCTCCTGACGTTTGACGTTTTCCGCCTTCACCCGCTCAAACGTGAACGAGGTCCATTCCAGTGCTGTCAGTGACCCCGCTTCAGCCTCAGGAAACACCCCGGCATTCTCCGGCCATGACATTCGCCGGACTGCCACCCGTTCGACTCGCTCAGCCTCCGCTGCCTGTCGCTGCTGTTCTTCGTGCAATGCCTCTTGATGCTTCAAGTGCATTTCAACCGGCTCAATGATCGCCCCGATTTCCTTCGCGACTCCGTTGACCGTGTCGATCCACTTTTTCGCTTCTTCATTCAACAGCTTTCGCCGCTTGTCGATGCTGGTCCGCAACTTCACGACGGCCTTTCGGCCCTCTGTCACCCGCTTCAGACCATGCACTTCAACTGTCAATTCTTTCAGCGGTCGCACCGTTGCCAGTGCATCAGCCTTGACCTGATACAGTTCTGTTAACTGAGTCTCGCGACTTGTTTCCGCTGGTGGCTGCTCCACCTGTTCCGTGTATCCAAATGCGTCTTCAATGTCGTTCACTGCTCTGTCCCTTTTTGTGTTTTTGACTTATCAAACAACTCACCACGCAACACCTTTACGCCCCCGGGGGCGTGAATCGCAATCCGAAAAGTTGAACCGTCTTTTGAGACGACCTTCACCCGGATCTCGTCACCTATACAAATTTCTTCCTGAGCCTTTCGGCCCAACACTAACCAGTTTTTTTCGTGCTTCACAGCCTCACCCCATGACCGCCAACACCCGTCAGCGCCTCAGTACTGCATACCGGCATTTCCCAAGTACTGTACCGGCCCGCTGACCGTCGCTCATGTTCGTCCGGTGTCCACTCCCGGCGGATCTCCGCAGCCCGTTCCGCAATCTCAGCGGGTGTCGGATCAGTAATGCGAAGTGAAACCAGTTCACGCCGCATCTGCCAAACGCTTCGGCCTGTCAAGTTGTCCTCAGCCATAAGGGCGATGTCCTCGCCCTGTTGTGGCGTTATCGGTCGACACCATCGCCACTCACTCACCGGCTCGCCGTCTGGCGTTGCCGCCAGAACTGTCACCCGTGTTTTTCCATCGTGTCGAATGCCAACCACATAGCCGCAGGTCCAAGCCGCTTCAGGCCTGCCGTCCTTCTCGGCTGATGCCAAAACATAGTCGCCC